TTTAACTCCGCATTCTTTCGCTAGCTTTGCCTCTGGCTTGCTAAGGATATCTTCCATCTTCTGGAAGATTTGTTTTGATTGCCTAAAGCTACCTGCAATAACACCAATATTAGCATTAGGGTTTAGTAGGCATTCAAGTAACACATAAATAGCTGTAGAGAAAGTCTTGGACATACCACGGGAGAATACGAACATCGAATAGTCCGATACCATCATCCCCTTGATAGCCATAGCCTGAAATGGGAATAACTTTACCCCCAAAAATAATTCGGAGGTAAATGCTATATTAGCTCTTAAAAACTTATATAATAAATACTTAGCTTCCTCGTCAGGCAAATCGCCTTCAAGTGTTTTTAAATATGTATTAAGTTCGTTAGCGGAGTAATCATTTCGATACCGCTGTTTTCCTTTCTGCCATGCCATGAACTTTTTTCTCTAAATGATATTGAACGTCAACGTGCCATAGACGTTGCCCGTGATGTAGTATCTTGGGGATAATCTTCTTTGCACCCGCTCTTGAGTAAGCAAAAACAAACTGTATGTTTTCTGGGTAGTCTATCATTAGACTACGAACATTGTGCCACAAGTAACCTAAATTCGATTTGAACTTTGATACTTTGTTTTCTTCTTCGATCTTTTCAATAGATGACTCGACAACAATGAACATGTAAGAATTAAACTGGACACAACGATCCATTTCGCGCCTGAATCTTTTAATATCTTTCCCGAAAGTTTGTCTAAAATCATCTTGAGCTTTTCTATCTACAAAGGTTTTTGAGTAGTATTTTCCAGCGGCAGTATAATCACCGAAGTCCAATTTATTCTTTACACTATTATCGAAATTAAGGGGCTTTTGTTCTCTAGTATCCACGAATATCTGCATGTCTTTACTTTCTTGTTCCCAGAAGTTTTTGGGTAAATTCTTAGTAAACCAAGATTTTATTCCCAAGTCCTCAGAGAACTCAGAGTAAGACCTCCACATCTTGCGGTAGTAATCGATATTAGGCATTTGAGCCAGCATGTAATATAAGTCTGGTGGAGTAAACTTTACATCCTTATTTTTAAATCTTTCGCGAGTGTAATTGATTAAGTGATTTTTTGCTTTGATAGGAGAGGTGGTCTTTAACCAAGATAAATAATTGTCTACATTATTAAAGTCTTCTGAGAAGTATTGGTCGTAGTTTTTGAATTGTAATAATTCTTTTGTATAAAGATCTCGCTTTCCATAATATTCCACATAATATTCCCCAATAGAAGTACTATGTGCTTTAAGGTGGGCGTGAAAGCTTCTACGATTATCGAAGGACTTACCACATACCCTGCAAACAAATTCACTCATAACAACTCTTTTTTAGATATACCAAGCACTCGTGCTTTATAGTCATCCATATTCTCTAGTCTATCAGCCTCTTCTTCAATTAATTTGTTTTGAAGTTCAGCCATCATGATCATACGATCACGTTCCTCCCGCTCTTGGAATGCTTCGACCAAAGCAAAGATAGATCCATTTTCTTCACCCTTAGCTTTCAGTCTTGCAGTTCTAGATCCATTCAAGTCTTTCGTTAGAGATTCGATACGCTTCTCGCACTGGTTAAGCTCTTCACTGGTAGCCTTGATAATCTCCGTCAGACGCATTGTGATGTCTCTTTCGTTGTCTTGGTCGTCTAGTAGTGCATTAAGCTTGTCAATACGCATCTGGATGTGTTTCTGGCGCACATAGTTAGCACATACGGTCACATATAGATTCAATTCGTCGTTAGTGAGGTCAGGCTTGTCCCAAACAGCGCGAACGAACTCGCTTTCGAATAAGTTTCTGTCGGCTAGAGTAGCATACTGATTAATAAAATGATTGAAGCGAGGGCTTTTAAAATAAATAATTAATTGCTCTACTAGTTTCTTTTGTTTTGTTTGGAGGGTTAGTTCTTCTAGAGTAGCTCCACAGAAGTTGTTTATTTTAACAATAGCTCTATTTATAGATTTAGGAGGAGTCCATTTCTCTTTTGTAACAATTTCGTTATCATCTACAATCTCAGGTCTATAAGTTTTTAAGAAATCAACAATAACCCTGTGCTTCATACTTAAGGGTTGAACGTCACGGTCTTTAAAGGTGAGTCGGGCAATCTCCAATGCATTCATCCCAACCTCAATATTGTCAGTCATTAAGAACTCTTTTTGTTCCCTATTGAGATGAACCTGCTCTACTTTCGGGGCAAGTGATGTATTTGCTTTTTTATCTTGTTCAGCTAAGAACTTCCTCACCGCACGACCCTGTTTCGACCTCCCATCAATCTCATCGTCATTAAATACTTTGCGGGTAATAAACATTAAATCGGGGTTCTTTTTAAACAACTTAAGAATCTCCTCTTTCTGCTTCTCTGTTAAATCATATATCATTATAAATCCTCCTCTTTTATTAACTTTGCGGCTATATTGTAAAACTTCTTCTTCAGGTTGTTTATTTGTTTGTATCTAGGTGTCTTTCTTTTACTTGTATCTCGCTTGAACCCAAACTTCTTCGCAACCTTTGTTTCATCCATATGATCTATAAACAAAAGCTTGTATATCTCTTTATGCTTATCATTTAACTCATCCATAACCAAAAGATGTATCTTGGCCGTTTTCTTGTCATAGTCCAACTCATCTTCATTTATTCTATCTTTAACCGAAATTAAAGAATCTAAAGAGACTGGCATCTTTAAATGAAACGCGCTTTGTTTTTTATTCTTCCATTTAGCGAAATCCCCACACTCCTCATCCTGCTCCTTACTCTTAGTGAAACCACACTCATCTCCACCCAAATAAAAAGAACACCGCAAACACGGTTTAGCAAAGTTCCCATAATGATTCCTTATCAGATTCTTTATCTGATTACTAATCAACATAGAAGCCCAAGGCTTAAATGCTCTCTTCTGATCCCACAAATGCCACTTTTTATAGATATGAGTGCGGATTATTTGAGACACATCGTCATAATCCAACCAAGCTATGGAATTAAGCTGCCACTTGGTTCTATACCTACTTAAAAGTTCTTCTATCTCTGGAATAAGGTCTTCATACCTTTTATCCATCAATGTCTTGAATTCTAGATGAAGCGCAATCAGCTTGGCTCTGTTTAATCATAGCTTCACCCTCGGGCAAATTTGCTGCTGGCCTAGAAGTCCTAGTCCTATTCGCATCTTCAGGAGTGGCAGATTTCCAGAGATCAGTTAATGTAGTATTTTGCGAGCTAGCTTCTGCTACAATATCTCTCTTCATTTTTTTTAAATCAAAAGAACGAGAATTCTCTTCCTCGTAATCAATTTCAGCAACAGCTTCTTTGCGAGCTGGCGCGGGTGCTGCCGCTCCAATCGACGAACCACACGCCGAACAAAACTTGGGTTTGGTCACCTCGTACACGTTTTTGTGGCCGCAGGAAGAACAGAAAACTTTATTCATATGAAATTTTATTGATTTGGGGCTAATAATTCAATTTTTTCTACAAGATATGTTATAATTTTATCTCTTATCACATCTTCTTTCCCAAATTCTACACTATGCACCCCTTTTTTGGAACTCTGCTCGTCTTTAAACAAATTAGCCAACTTAGTAAAACCACTACTCCTAATGTCACTCTGCAAACTATCACCACACACAAATAACCTACTACCACGACCAATCCTTGTAAGCACCGTAGTCAACTCTCTCACACTCATATTCTGCGCCTCATCCACAATCACAATCTTATCCCGCCAAGTACATCCGCGCAAAAAGTTAATCGGCTCCGCTTCTAATACCCTTTTGTTCTTTAATTGGTCTTTTTCGGGCTTGTTCAATAACTCGTCAATCTTATCCAGTAACGGAGCCATATATGGCCCAAACTTATCATCCATATCACCTTTCAGAAAACCTATCCCCCTATCCGCACTCTCCACAACACTACGCAAATACAATATTTTTAAGTTTTTGTCACTATTGTACAAATCTAAGGCACTATAAACCGATAAAAATGTCTTAGCCGTTCCTGCTGGCCCACCCAAAAACACAATCCGAGTATTGTTGTCTGACATTATGTCATAGAATTCTTTTTGCTTTTTTGTTAATTCAATATGACCCAATAACAAGCTGCTGTCTTTTATCATTGCTTTTTATTTATTACACCGCGAAGGTGTGTTTGTATTTTATTATATGACGCACCGCCACTTTTAATACGAAAAATAACTTCTTTATAGTGTTCACCACCCCCCGCGCCGAATGCGCCGAACGCAAAAGTCAAAACCTTTGAGAAAACCCCCCCCTAAAAAAAATACATTTTTATGCAGAAAAAGCTTTTAATTATAAGTGATCTGTTTTATACTATGCCCATGTCTGACACTACTACATCACCAAAGTTCCGAGTCTATAAGACTAAGCATCTCATTCTCTCAGTCTACCGCACTGGCATGACTTACCTCCACATCTCTGTAAAAAATAGTCAGTGGAGCAGATACAAGTTCCAAGCTATCACCCGCGAGCAAGCAGCGAAAGCTCTCCTCGATATTCGCGCAGCTAAACGCGCAGCCAAAAAAGCAGAGGTCGAAGCCCTTGTGTCTGTCGCTTCCTACCTCTAAAAAAAATCACTTTAATAGCAAAATAATCCTTGCACCCAATCAAAATCTAGAGTATAATTACCTCGTTATGAAAAACACCACTACCACTACCACTACCACTACCAATGTCGGCATCAACTACAAGTTCGACCATGCCCTCTATGGACTCAGCGATGAAGACCTCAAGCGTAAGCTGACCAATCGCGTTGTGACTTACTACAACCGCGACGAATCCTCTGTTAAGAATGACGGTGTGCGTCAGTTCGTGATCAAGTCAGTTGATCACACCGATCACGCCAAAGGTTCGGGTCGCCGTTACATCCAAGGAGAGGTGCAAGACCTCGACGATGGAGGCAAGACTAAGTTCCGCACTCTGCATGTTTCGGGAATCACCAAGGTGAAGGGTCGCGTGGCGACCGCTTACCAGCTAGCCAAATCAGTTTTCTAATGGTGTGTGTGTCTACCCGTCAGTCTCCTCGGAGGCTGGCGGGTTTTTTTTTGCTTTTTTATGCAAAAAGACCTTGCATGTAATTCTTTTCTGGAGTATACTATCGGCATGGCAACAGTAACACAAAACCAGTTAGCAGACTTCGCATATCAAGCAGGAATCCAAGGGGAGGAGAGCATGACTTGCCCAAGAACCTTTCTTGGATATGCGATCCCAGAAATGTTCGAAGACGGAGCGATGGCCCTAGGAATCTGGAGGCACTTCTATCGTGAGGGAGAAGAGGATTGCGCTATGCTTACCCGCATGTATACCGAATGGATATAGGATCACTAGCCTCCCTCCCGCAAGGCTCCCGAAAGGGAGCTTTTTTTTTGAATTAAATTCATCTTTTGTGTTGACATCCGCGAGAAAAAAGCTAATAAAAAAATCCTCGTAACTCACTGAGTATCAAGGAGTTACGGGCGGGGGCGGGTCGCTGGCCCGTAACTCGTTGAGTATCAACGACTTACAACGTTTTTTTCTATAGTAGAATCCCCAAGCATGTCAAACATTAAAATGAAAAAATAAACCTGTCTGACAGCTTAAAAAAAAATCATTTTAGATGTAAAAAAAGCTTTTAATTCATGCGGATCTGTTTTAAAATACACGCATGGCAACGATATACACCGACGGAGTAAAAATCCAGCATGCAGACGAAATCAAGAGTTTCGTCATCATCTCTAAAACCGCTCAAGGTAAAGAGTTTGTTTGGGGCGAGACCACCAACACTAAAACAGTTGAGAAATTGAACAGTGGTCAACACTGGGCTTTCCCCGAAGGGAAGTTCGTTCGCGTTGAGGAGTTCGAAAACCGTAAGGCTTCGTGGGCTTCCAAGCATGGAGAAAGGCTGGAAGTTCTTTATGGTCGCAACTCCCGCCCCCGTTAAAAAAAGTTTTCTTTTTATACGAAAAGAGCTTGTATCACTTAGAAAAATAAAGTAGAATACCCACATGACCGCAACCGAAGAAGCACTAGCAGCAATGGCCAAAGCAGAAGAAGCATGGGATAAGATGGTAGATAGAACTGTCGAAGTCTCTGGCC